CGTACGCACTGGGGGCTGCTTTAAAAGATTCTGATAGGCTTAAATGGAATGAAGTAAATGCTATGAATGCTACTGAATTTAAAAAAGCAGCAGGAACACTAAGTCTTATGAGGGATATGCTTAAGTCTATTCCTGATTCTAATCTTAGGGCTGAAGATGTACTACAACGTACTGCTATAGATGGTTTTATTAGTAAGCTAGATGAGACTACATCACAGGCTGCGATTACTAAAGAATACCTCCTACCTAATATGAACCCTGATTCCATTATGGGTAACTTCTTAGGAGGGGTTGTGGATAGCGTAGGTGCTGTTAATAGGTTACCTGTAATTATGCTTTCCTTACAAGATGATGCGGCAAAACGTATGTTCTATTTACCTCATATAAACTACCTAGCAATCACTGAAGGTAACAAAAAAGGTTTAGTAGGTAAGGACCTCACTGAATACGTAGCTAAGGTAGGTAAGACATATGAACTTTTTTATATGAAGAGAGGTAATAGAGAGTTTGAGATAATGAAAGCTTTATCTGCTGCACAGAAGGAAGCTAAAATCGCTAAGTTAGATGGTGAGGATTTAGATGATTACCTAGTGACAGCTAAGGAAAATGCAGAGGCTAAATTAGCCTTTACAGCTTCTGAGGAGGCTGATGTAAAGCAATATATTAACCCTGACTGGCATGAAGCAGCTATTGCTGTAGGTCGTGATATGACCTTTCAAACACCTCTTGCAGGGGATAGTGTTGCTAATAAAATCATACAAACAATAGCTGATGCCCGTGAGATACATCCTACGGTTAAGTGGGTACTACCCTACTATAAAACTATTGTTAATATGACTAAGGAGGTTGCTAGACGTACACCTTTACTCCATAAATTCTCTCAGACTATGGAAGCTGATATGAAAGCTGGGGGTAGACGTAAACGTATGGCACAAGCTAAGTTAATACAAGGGTCTGCTATGTATGTCTTAGGTTATAATTTAGTTAGTGAGGGTTATATTACGCCTACTAGTGATAAAGATAACTACCAAGTCATGAAAGATGCAGGGGTTTCTCCAGCCTCTCTTCAATTACCCTGGATGGATAAACCTATACCTTTAAATAGAATTGAGCCTGTAGGTACTTACTTATTGATGATGGCGGAATTAGATAAAGCGAATACTAATGTCAGGCGTATGGATATTGATATCAAAGATGCTACAGAAGTTGCCGATAAAATGGGTGAAGTGGCAGGTTTATATAGTGCTGCTTTTGCTAGTGTCTTCGTTAATAAGACCATGATGGACTCAGTAGACCAGTTCGTAAAAGCCTTAGATGACCCTGACTCTACTTATTGGGCTAATCTTGCCGTGACGGCTACAGTTCCATCGAGTAACTTCTTTAGACAGTTTACACAAGAGCATGGGGATGTTCTGAAAGAGGCTAAGACTTTTGGTGAGGTGTATACTAAGGCTATAGGGCAAGACTTAGCTACAAGATTAGGACTGTCCGATGGTGAACCTTTAAGAGATGAGTTAAACATCTTTGGAAAACCTGCGGGGTCTATTAATAAGTACTATGGCTTCCGTACCCAGGAAATTAATGATAATGATGTGTTAGAAGAGCTTGTTAAAGTAGGTGCGAGTACTAAGAAAATAACCAAGTCGTTAGCGTCTATCGGTATCGCAGCGGAATTAAAACCTAAGGACCACTACAAACTACAGGAGTTCGTGAGGGAAGCTGATTTAGAAGGTAATTTAACTACTTTATTCGCATCAGAAAGTTATAGAAGTGCGCGTATAGGTTATGATAGTAGTAGTGTTGGTACTAAGAAGTATTTGATTAACGAGGTAGTTAAAAGTGTACATAACACAGCAAGAGAACTTTTCAAAGCTCGGTCACCTGAGTATATTGATGAAATAGTTGAAGGGAGGGCTCAGGTTCTGAAGGAAATGCAGAATAATATTTCTGAGGATACTTCTAAGTCTTATAATAAGTTCTTTGAAGCGCAAAATAACTAAGGATTAAAATGAAAAAAGCAGATATAGAAAGTTTAAATGGTCTACATGACCAGATGGCAACTTACTTTACTGCGATGTTAGCCTCAGGAGAGCGTTTAGCTCCTGGGGAACTCTCTGCTGTACTCAAGTTCTTAAAGGATAATGAGATTACAGCAGACATCGTGGAGAGTAAACCAATGGCTAGCCTTATACAGAGTTTCCTAGATAATGAGGACACCCTTATGGACGATGCCCACTAATTAACAGAGGAGAGAGGGATGAACGAGAAAGAAATACAGATTTTAGTGAGGGATTTCCCTCTATTTATTGATTATGTATGGAAGAGCATAGGGTTACCTAATGCTACTCCTATACAGAAGGATATCGCTAGTACCCTACAGGAAGGTAATAGACGATTATTGATTGAAGCTTTCCGAGGTATAGGTAAAACATACCTTACTGGAGCTTATGCTACATGGAGATTGCTGAGGAACCCTAATGAGAAGGTACTAATTGTATCCGCCTCAGGGCCTCATGCGGTCGCTATAAGCACCTTTATACATAAACTGATAGCTGAGGTACCCTTACTTAAACATTTGAAGCCTAGGGGTGACCAGAGGAACTCTGTGATGGCCTTTGATGTTGATGGTTGTCAGGGCTCAGTACAACCTAGTGTTAAATGTCTAGGTATCAATAGTCAACTGCAGGGTAACCGTGCCTCCCTATTGATTGCCGATGATGTCGAGACTAGTATCAATAGTGCTACAGAGATAATGAGAGGTAAAATACTCCAACAGATTAATGAATTTGACTCTATACTACAGACTACAGCTAACGCCAGTATCGTAGGACTAGGTACTCCACAGACAGGTGATTCTGTTTATAATAGATTTATAGATAAGGGTTTCCTAGTGCGTATATGGCCCTCTAGGGTCCCTGAGAAGCCTGAGGTATACGAGGGTAGGCTAGCACCTTACGTAGAGGATATGATAGCCACAGGGACCCCTATAGGGACTCCTACGGATACTCGATTTACCGATGAAGATTTACAAGAACGTGAGGGCTCCGTGGGTAAGACGTACTATAAGCTACAGTACCAATTGGATACTACACTTAGTGATGCGGATAAGTACCCTCTTAAACAGGCTGACATGATTATTATGGATATACCTAGGGACAAAGGTCCTCTGGGGTTATCCTATAGTAGCAGCCGTGATACCTTACTTGATATACCAAATATAGGTTTTACTGGTGATACCTTACATGGACCACAGTACATCGATAAAGAATATACCCCTTATCAATTTAGTATAATGGCAATCGATCCCTCAGGTCGTGGTGCCGATGAGATGGGGTACGCTGTAATCAAGTACTTACATGGTCGGATATACATCATGGCCTGTGGGGGACTACAGGGAGGCTACGCAGATGATAATTTATTTAGATTAGCAAGCATAGCTAAGGAGTATGCGGTTAATACTATCTACATTGAGAGTAACTTTGGTAAACTTATTGCCTAAGTATAAACAGGGATTTAATTCAGGGAAACTCCAGAACGGACAATCCTGAGCGAAGCCTCGAAAGAGGAACGTGCAACGACTATCTCGCAAGAGAGTACATACAAGTGTATGGAAACAGTCCCCAACGAGTGTGACAACTAGGAAGGACACCAGTATGACAGTAAAGAAATATCATATAGTATATAAAACAACTAATACTGTTAATAATAAAATATATGTAGGGTTACATTCTACAAATAAAATAGAAGATAATTATCTAGGAAGTGGTTTTATCCTAAAGAGTGCTTTAAAGAAATATGGTAAGGATAAATTCTCTAGGGAAGTATTATATATATACCATACTAGACAGGAGGCACGTACTAAAGAAGCCCAGATTGTAGATAAAGAGTTTTGTGATAGACTTGATACTTACAATTTAACTATAGGAGGTATGGGTGTTGAAGACCAAACAGGGAGTAAAAACCATAGATATGGTAAAGTAGCTTTAAATGCAAAGAAAGTAAAAGCCATACATAAGGATGGTACTATAGTAATAGCAAACAGCATAGAAGAGTTGAGTCGACATATTTCAATTTCACGTGGTAACATACGTAATTTAATCAACAAAAACATCCTTGGTAAGAAGGGATGGAAAGTCACACTCGTTGAAGATATAGTCTAATCTATATAGGAATATATAGCAGTTCATAAGAGAACGGGGTAGGTACTAACGCATCTACTCGAATATAATTGGATGGAATGTTCGATCAGCTACTAAGGCCTGTACTTAAGAAGGTACATCCTGCTGGTATAGAAGAAGTAAGAAGTAGTAAGCAGAAGGAACTACGTATCATAGATACCTTAGAACCCTTATTAAATCAACATAAACTAGTATTTGATAGGTCTATGGTGAACAAGGATATCCAAGGTAGCCTAGAGAGCCCTCAGACGCTCTCCTATGGGTTAATGTATCAACTTACACATATCACACGTACTCGTGGTTGTTTACGTCATGATGATAGATTAGATGCCTTAGCGATAGCCCT